AAATACTCATCACGGTCACAGGATAATTTCGGTGCTGATTCTGATGCTGATTATGAATTTGGTGTTGATCGCAAAGGTGAAACCGTTGACAGTCAGATTAGGTCAAGTCGTTTCCTTGAAATTCAGCCTGAAGAAAACATGGATGACACCGAAACTAAAGATCGTGCTGTTGAAGAATCAAACATCCGTCGTGCCCGGTCAACGGCTTACACCGCTGTGATTGCGGGTGTCGAACGCGCCCCCGGTGTGTTGTGGGACTTCGGTCAACTGACCAAGGTCAACGACGATTTTTCAGGCATGACAGGGGTGTTCCTGACGCGATCAGTTGACTATTCTGTTGATCGAAATTCAGGCACAAGAACGACCATCGTGCTTGCACCGCCTGAAGCATACAATGTCAGACCATCGACCCAAGGGGATGCACGACGCGCCAAACAGGGTGATGCACTGCAAACCCAAACACCACCTAATGTATCGTTAAGAGGGTCCGTCTTATGATGAACTTGGTGCAAAAAATAAAAGCAATATTCAAGATCGCACGGCTTGTGTCGGTCAATGATTCGGGCAATCTCCAACAAGGCGTTTTCACGTACATGGGGTCTGATCCCAAAGGTCAGGTGTTCGTTCCTTATGGTGTTTTGATGAACCCACCTGTCGGCAGTCAGATGGCGGTGTTTTCGCAGAACGGAAATGAAAGCAATGCAATTGGATTTGCATCCGATCCCAAGAACAGAACACTGAAGAACCTTGAACCCGGTGAATATGGTATTGCGAATTATGTGACAGGTTCGTTCATTATTTGTCGTGCCAATGGTGATATTGAAATTTCAAGTGAAGCCGATGTCACCATTTCGAAAGCTGTGAATGTTACTGTCACGGCATCAGGGGCTGCTACAATTACCGTGCCAACAATTACAATCACAGGGGACGTGACAATTAACGGTAATTTGGTTAATAATGGTATTCAGTTCGATACGCATATTCACAGTCAAGGTAACGATGGCAACGGTGACAGTGAAGTTGACACAGGTGGACCGCACGCATGAGTCAAGATGTAAGATTAGTTAGAAAAGCTGACGGTTTATTTGATCTTCAGGTGTCGAACAACGTCCTTGAAACTGTGACCGGTTTTGAAACGGCAATCATCGTTTCGTTGTTGACAGATGCCCGTGCACCTTCATCGACAGTTCAAACACCGTCGCGTCGTCGTGGGTGGGTGGGCAATGTGTTGAATGCTGCGTCAGGTCGTCAGCTAGGTTCCCGCCTGTGGCTGTACGCGCAAGCACGGCTGACTGATGCGGTCTTGAATGATCTTGCAGTTGCTGCACAAGAATCCTTGAATTGGATGATCGAAGACGGTATTGCTAAATCAGTTGCTGCCACGGTATTGAAGAATGGTCTGCGTAGCGTTACAGTGAACATCGTAATCACGACAGTTGAAGGCAAAGAAGAACGTTACGCTGTCTTATGGAGGCAAACCGGTGGCATTTGATTTAATTGCATTCGAAGAATTTGTTGCACAAGCCAACGCTGAAGTAAGGCGCGTCAATCCTGATATTGACCCCACAGTTTTTGGTTCGTTCACTGTTCCCTATAATACATCAGCCGCTGCACTTGCGTATTCGGTTCAACAGACCGTGGTTGATTTAAGCGTGCAGTTATTCCCGCAAACCGCTGAAGGCGAATTGCTTGAACGGTGGGCAGGTTACGAAGGACTTGAACGACTACCTGCAGCAAGTGCAACCGGTTTGATATCGATTGAAGGCGTTGCAGGAACGACGATCAACGCACTGACGATCTTCAAAGGTTCCAATGGTCTTGATTATGAATCACAGGCTGTGTCAACCGTTGTGGACGTATCACAGGCGGTTCAGACGATTGAACGATCAGGGTCAACTGTCACCGTTACGATGGCTGATGATCATCAGCTTGCAAGTGGTATCGAAGTGATCGTTGCCGGTGCCGTCCAAGTTGACTACAACGGCACGTTCACGATCACAGTGACTGCCCGTAATAAATTCACGTACACGATTGCAACGTCACCTGTCACACCGGCAACAGGTGTGATCAGCTATTCAGGAACGTTTGCCAGTATCGAATTAAAAGCGATTGACACCGGTCAGCAAACAAACACTTCAAGCGGTTCGGTGTTCACACCAACCCCTGCTATCGTCAATCTTGACCCGACAGGGTTTGCACAGTTTGACGGGATGTCGGGCGGTGCTGAAGTCGAAACTGATGATGCGTTGCGCGTGCGTGTGATCTTGTCACGTTCACTTATTGAAGGTGTATTTACACCTGATCAAGTCAAGCTTGCCGCGTTGGGTGTTTCAGGAAATACCCGTGTGTTTGTAATCCGTCCGTCACTGTCGGTTAGTCAAACAGGTGCGGCTGTTTTACAATCGGTATCAACCGTCACACGGGTGTCAACAACAGCCACCGTGACGACCACCGTTGATCACTCAATTGGGAACGGTCAGCTTGTCACTATGCAGGGTGCCGCTGAAGTTGAATATAACGGGACGTTTCAGGTGATCGTGACCGGTTCGAATACATTCACCTATGAAGTCACGGGTGTACCTACAACCCCGGCAACGGGCACGATTGAAGCCCTGTATTGCAAATTCAGTGCACCCGTTGCCGGGGTTGTACCTGCACCGGGTCAGGTGGCTGTTTATGTCTTGCGCGATAACGATGCGAACATTATCCCGACACAAACGGTGTTGGACACCACCAAGGCTGCAATCATTGCAGATGGTGCGTTACCTGCACATTCAGCAGAAACTGATGTTTTTGTGCTTGGTCCTGAAACAGTCGAAACTGCTTTTGATTTTCTATCGGTTACCCCTGACACGCCAACGATGCGAAGTGCTGTTGAACTTCAGCTTCAAGCGTTCTTTGAAGACACCGTTGATTTTGAACAGACCGTCACCGAAGCGGCATATTTGGGTGCGATCCAAAACACCCAAGATTTGCAGACCGGCGATGTGTTGCGGTCGTTTTCGTTGACCGCCCCTGTGGGTGACATCGTTGTTGCAGGTGGTCAGATTGCCACGTTAGGTGCGGTGACATTCCCATGATAGTAACAGCAGCCAAATTTGCACAGCCTGACATTGACGGTACTGTTGTTCAGCTTGCTGATCACATGCCATCAGGTGCCGCATGGGCTGCGAAGTTGGTTGAAGATTCGACCCTGCATTCACAGATGCACGGGACCGCTAAACCGTTCAACATGGCACAGGGTCGAATTGAAGATTTAACACGCGAATTTGACATCAACCAAACTGTGGAATTAATCACTGATTGGGAAACAAGCGTCGGGTTGCCTGATGTTTGTCTTGGTCCCGTATCAGGTATTGACGACCGTCGTGCGTTAGTTGTCGAACGTTTGAGCAAGACACCTGTCACAACACTTGCCCAACAACAGGCTTTTATTGACCGGTTGTTCCCCGGTTTGGGTGTTACATTAATTCCGGGTGCAGAATTTTTCAGTTTCGAATATACTTTAGAAATGTTTTTTCTTGGTGATGTCGATGAACGGTTTATAATCGTTGCGTTAATACCACCACAAGAGCCGTTCTTTGAATTCGATTTTGAATTTGATTTCACGGGTGGGGTAGGTCAGCCCGAATTACAATGTGTGTTGGATAGGATCAGCCCCGCCAATGTCCTGCCAATAATTCTTGAAGGTGTGTTGTCATGAGAGATTTTCAAACCAAATCCAATGTAGGTGCGTTGCCTGATTCAAATTCTGCAACCAAATACGGTGGTGCAGAAGCAACAGCTTTGCGCACCGAAGCGAAAAACGCAGTCAGCCGTGCAGGTCTGTCGCTGTCACCACAAGATGGCACCGGTGATGACACCACACAACTTGCACAAGCGCAATTCATCAATGGTGTGGCTGCATCAACGTTTCAAGCAGGGGGTGTTGCTGACGCCATTACGTTGACCCCTGTGACAGGCACGACAGGGTTGTTGCTACCCCCTGATTACACCACACTTGATGGTATGCAAGGTAGCTTCTTTGCTGCATTCACCAACACAGGGGCGACGACAGTTTCAATTGGTCAAACAGCAATTACTCAGTTTGGTGTTAAAAAGATTCTTGATGAAGCCGGTGCTGATTTAGTGGGTGGTGAAATTATCGCAGGGGCGCGTGTTGATTTTATTTATGATGCCGCTGCTGATGGTGGGTCAGGTGCTGCTGTTCTCAGACAAGTATCGGCAGGAACGTCCCCTGTATTTACGGAAAGTTTCACAAGTGCCGAACAAACCATCACCCCTGCCGGGTTATTGACCATCCCACACGGCTTGTCAGCTACTCCGGTGCTGTTCTCAGTGAACTTGGTTTGCAAAGTGGCCGAATATGGGTACGCTATCAATGATGAATTGATATGGCCTTTTGGTACAGGTGACACAAATAGTCCTACATCTACCCTCGGTGTGGCTATCGTCCCTGATGGTACGAATTTGAACATCAGATACGCTGATAATTTTGGACTTGTTTTTAGTGCGTTCAACCATACGACAGGTGCATATGTGTCACTAACATCCGCGAATTGGACAACAGTTGTGAGGGCTTGGGTATGAGCACGAAATATTATGTTGACGACCAAGGTGCCTATCTTGGTGGTTATGGTGACGTAATCGTCGATGATGAAGTGCAGCCTAATCCTGCATTGCCACAGGGGGCGATTGAGGTCCCTTCCCCGCCCGATCATGCTCTTGATGTTTGGGATGGTGCCGCGTTTGTACCCGATGCAACAGTGCTGATCAATCGTCACTTGGCTGCTATCCAATCAGAACTTGATGCAAAACTGAAGACGGGCATCCTGTGGGCATTCAACCTTGGTGAAACACCACATCCGATTTCATTAAGCCCGTCAATGCGTGAAACGCTTTCGACATTTAAGCAGTTGCTTGATGCGGGTGAAGTCAATCCCCACGGTGGCTATGTGTGGTCGAATGGTACTGAACTTCGTAAGCCTGACCTTGGTGATTTGTCAGATTTGGCGATCAACGAAATCTGCTTGTTTGCCGGTCAATGGGCGTTGAAGATCGCACGTGTCGCTATTACTGAAAAACAATTGTGCGCTGTGATGACCGTTGCTGAACTTCAGGCATACGACGCAACGTTAATTGATTGGACTGTCACTTGGGACATTGTTGTTCATCCTGATTGGACTGACAATCTTGTTCTGAAAAACCCATAGGTGACACATGGCTAAGAAACCAGCACAACCTGTTCAATCGACCACGGTCAAGACGAATGCCGCTGTGATCAACGGACCACGTAAGGGGAAACCGGACGGTGGCAGACCCCCGCAAAAACCACGTCGTATTTAAATGGGTCTTGGCGATCATCGCATTGACGATATTTCAGCTTATGCTGTTTGTTGTCGATAGCGATGACACCTATTGGGACTTGAACGATACATCGACTGATTTCCTTGAACTCGCGTTTGCAATCGCGCTGTTTACATCGATTTCTTATACCGCGATTCGACTGAAGATGTTCACAGCGTGTTTGGTTTTATGGCAGTTATACTGCGCTGTATCGCAGGTCATCACTGATTATGTTCAAGCCCCTGTCGATGATATGTTAGGTGGTATCTTCACCGCTGTGTTTGTCATCGTCGTATTCTTGGCACGGTTCTTGTTCGCATGGTCCCCTGATAAAACAGAAACTGACATCGGTTGCTTCTATGAAGTGATCGGAAAACCAACAAACTTGTCACAGCTTGCTGTTGCGATGTACAGCGGTCGTGGTGGGGCGTTCGGTATCACCGATGGTGTTCACCTATGGCATTATTCAAAACCACACAACAACATGGTCTGCGAAAAGTTGGGTTTCAGGTACACCAAAGGTCGAATGATTAAAAAGATTTGCATTACGTCAAAAGAAAAATATACTGAACTTGATTTAATGATTGGACAGAGATTCACGCTTATGCATAATTGTCTTCAACTTCATGCGCTATCGGGTAGGTGGAAACCATGACCGGTGAACATGCACAAGAGATAGGGCAGTTACAAGCAAAAGCTGAAAATGCTTCAACGTCAATCACACAGCTATTTGATTAGAATAAAAAACGAAAAGATAAAATAAA